GATTGAGCCTGAATATAATATCTATGCCAAATCTGTTGCTGATTAACCTGGAAGGATTGTGTATCTTCAACTCGTGTATATAGAGTATTATTTCCAAGCAAGACATCGCTCCCAACTTGATCTTGTATTGCGTCGCCGGATGCGGTGTCGATCAGGTAGTTTAGAGATACTTCGCCGTTTGTGGTACGGTTGAGAAGGAAATCCATATAGGGTACTCGGAACTGTTGTCCTACAGGAGTTCCGGGATTAAACTGTTTGGTAAGAATTTTAAGGTTGCTAACCCGGGAAAGTTTCCCTCCTCCTGTATAGGTCCCTATAAACGTTGTATCGAGTAAAAGAGTATCGGAATCCACTATCTGCTGTACTTGGAAAACGGAACCATTAAGAGAAGTAATCCCTTCAGCATCTTCTACAAGAACATAATCTTCTTCTTTAAGATTGTGATCCACAACAGTGAGACGAGAATTTCCTGAATTCATATCGGTGATATAAAGAGACTGGGAATTAGAAGAAAGACCACTATCTAAAACAAAAACAAAACCTTCTTGATTGCCTGCAACGATATCCGGGAATGCGGATTGAAAGAGCGGAGAACCCCAAGGGTCATTCCATTCGGACCACTTAGGATAAATATCTTCTACAGTGGCCCAAGTGAGATCAGAATCTTTCTGATAATATCCAAAACAGGTAAAGGAATCATTGAAGAAAGCCCATGTATTATTGCGGTAATTATAGAGGAAAATCCGTGTAGGATACGTGGGATTATTAGTATCGTCAGGAAAAGCCCAATATACAACTTCATTATAATAATCCCGTATGCCATAAACGCGCTCAGGGCCATCATTACCATTATGAATCTTAAAAACTTCATCAGGTATTTTTTCGTCAATTCTCGTAACATTAACACCATTACAGTTATGCACCCCCACATTTCCCACTCCTAGAACAGCTTTATCAAACCCTACGACTGAAAAGGAACTTTCACATCCTAGTTCATTATTAATTTGCTGCCATCTAAACGGAAGGGCGGTATTTCCCGTATAAACGAGTTCCCAAGTAGATCTCTCTAAATAAACTATTAAACGATCTTTGATATATTCAGCCGTTATAATCTGTTCTTGGGTAGGAGCGTCAATGAATCCTCCTCTTCCTGCTGTATCATCTATCCATGAGGTGGTGGCATTCGTGGGGTCCCCATTTTGTGAGAATCTACACCTATTTGGATAGGATCTATCGGTTCCTCCTTCGTCCTCCACGGTATTGAGAACTATAAGACGGTCTTTAAAAGGAAGAATAATTCGAGCCGTCTCCAAAAATCTATTTGTTCCCCCGGAATTTAATTGAGGCCGGAGTGTGGTCCATGTCGAAGAACCATCAGGAATATATTTAATATTGTCTGCTGCTACAAAATTAACGGTGTAAAAAAACGTTTCATAGGGGTTGGCTCCTCTATAGTTAGAGCTCCAAAAGAAGTTAACATCCGTTCCCGTCCAAATCCCAGTTCCGAGTCTTATCCATCCAGCCCCACTTCTTTCATAGGCAAATTGGGTGTCGAAGGCGATTAGATTTTCCGTATTTACGGAACTTCCTTCCCTTACCCTAAGACCCATCACTGGTTCTGCGGGATAAAAATAGCAGGCAGTAGTGGCAGCCGCGCCATTAATTACGAGAGCGCCGGTCGTAGTATTATAAGTAGCGACAGTGGCAGATCCCGTGTCCAGCATTGTTGCCGGAGTACCCAGCGCATTGACAGTGAAAATTTCGCTTCCTATAGAAAACATCTGTCCAATTTTAAAAACTATTCCTGGTACAGTAACTCCAATATTTCCTGAACCATCTGTGTTTCCTAGATTAATTCTGAGTCGGGAATTTAGATCATTTGACCCAATAAGAGAATAGCCAAATCTTTTTCGGATTCTTCCTCTCCATACATAAACGTCTTCTAAATCAAAATATGCATCTTCAGGAAGATAGAAGGGCTCTATATTGTTTTGTTGACCTTCTTCCAGAGGACCGATTAAAAAGCTTTTAAGGACCATTTAACTTCCTATGACTAAATAATTATAGGTGGTAGCCGTTGAAGTGGTAGAGGTTCTTCTCGATCCGTAAACACTAATTCCGGTTGTAGAGACCGAACGGAAAGTTGCGAAGGTGTTTGGAGTTCCACTGGAATCAGCTGTGACTACAAATCCTGTATATACCGCAGCATAAACGGGAATAGTCGCTCCCGTCGGAAAATTAGTAGTATGAGCTCCGCTTCCACTTCCAGTTCCCCATTTGAGAAGGATTCCCGAAGGAAGCCTGGTCCATCCATTGGCCGCTCCTAGAGAGGAGGTAAATTCAATTTCTGTACCGTTAGATTCTCTTCGTATAAACATTTCTGCAATGGAGGTAAGAGAACTTTCTTTGGTATAGAACCCCATTTCATTGGCGCTTGTAGCGGGAGCCGAACTTTGCTCCGGCATTTGAAGAAAAGAGTGTTTCCCTTGATCGGCTGCATTAAAATTTCCATGATTGGTATTAAAAGCAGTGCTGATTGCTTGGAAATTATCCAGAATCTGGGCTTGGCTTTGAGAAGGATTATCTGATGCCTGAGGAATATTTTCGTTATAAGCCATTTTAAAACCTGTTGTTAAAATTTCCGTAAGGGAAATCGGTCATTTCGGTATAGATCGTCGCCGTTCTTTCATTGGTTTGTTGGACAATGTGACGGTGAAGAACTAAATTTTCTTGCTCTTTAAATGCTCGAGTAATCTGATCGATTCCTTCGGGGTCTTGAGAGTCCTCGAAGATCTTTTTAGACGCCCCATAGGCTAAATATTGCCACCATTGTTTGATCAACGGGTCTTGAGTGCTCGAAAGAAGGGCAGCAGGAGTCAAAAAAGCATTAAACTTCACTGGATACACTTTATCGGGCACAGGACGCAATGTTATGATATTGTCATAGAATAATACTGCTTGAGGTCTGTTAGGCTGATATGGCGTAAATGTGAAGGTGATTTCTGTTCCACTTGGAATATTATTTGCAAAAGTGATGCTTACGGCGCCGCTCAAATAATCTATACTTCCAACTGGAGCTGTTGTGGAATTACTAATCAACCAGGTTCCCGTTGAACGAGTCTGGGGGTTATCTACCACGCGAATTGCAGAATTAGTGTCATCTACTGTTCCGACAGTTACAGAATTTTGAAGCATAGGAACATTCGGAAGAGTGATAGCATAGGGTCCTGGTGTGCCATTTCCCGATAAAGACGTATCAATATCTCCTAACGCTGGATAGGTTCGAAAAAATTGTTCTCGGCTCTGACAATAAAAGCTTTGATACCCATTTATGTAGGCTGGGGGCTGAAGATTATAATAAACATCTTGAGCTTGAGAGGGGGCACCATCAAAATCTACTATAAGTTCGTTAAAACTTGGAGTAGCTGGTGTTGGGGAAAGCATGTTATATTGATCCACATTGGGGATCGTCATAAATTCAAATGTCCCATTATTCGAAAATACTCTTAAATGCTCGGGAAAGTCATATTGATAAAAAGTATTTACATAGTCATCTATTTGAGCATCGGTAATTTGTTGAGGGGAAGGACGCCCCGTAAGGCGCCTTACCTTTGTTCGAATAGTGGCAAGCGTACTCGGTGCACTCATTATTTTATTCCGCCACGTCTTGGAATTCTAAACTTTCAAAGGAACATCTTTGAACCTTCTTCCCTACTTCGACGGAGGGCTTTCCATTTGCATCCAATACATGAGAATGCTTAGCGTAATAGCATTGTTGGTTAAGATGTTTTGCAACCATTAGCGGGAGATCGTAAATATCTCCGTCTACTAATGTGAACTTAAGAACGTCATCACCCTTATATTTTTTAAAGCTAAACGTCATAGAACCTCCTCGGGGCTCATAGCACCTAAAGATTCCTTTCACCACTTTATGGTCTTTATCGCGCATCTTGCGCATTTCATCATCGGTAATTTTACGAGAGTTTCTTCGTTTGTCAAAAAAAAGGGAGGGGACAAAATGCCCCCACCCATGCGCAATCTATTCGTTGCTTACACTGAAGGATTTACCAGCACGCCAGTAAATAACATCAGAGCTTGAACCCGCAGGGCTATCTGCACCAGCTGCTAACTTCATTCCGATTAAGGAAACGTTATCAGTAGCATCGTCCAGAGAGTTTGCATAGGTTCCATTTGCTGTCTCTCCAACAGGGATGACTTCCGCGAATGTGAAAGGCACTGCTGCTGTTAAAGGGAAGCTAAATGCTGTAAAGGCACTAGAATTGATATCCACTGTAATGGTGTTATTGGCAGTGCTCACCGCAGTGATATTACCAATAAGGTTATCCATTTCTGTCATTCCAAAAGCGCTAGGGACTTTAATTCTAACGGCTTGGCCAGCAGTGAACCCATGAGTTACAGACATAGTAATGACTGCGCTTGTGGCTGCTGTGATACCAGTAATAGTTCTTCTACGTGGATAGAATTGAGGTTGGAAAGGAATCTTTCTCCACGACCCGGTCGTACCCGCCACAATTTGTGCCATGTAATCCAGACTGAAAGTTGTAGAAGAAAGAGTGTTATTTCCAACTGTGAAATCCATTCCACCTAGTTGTTGAGCACCTGTAATATCTATCAATCTAACTACATCGCCAGCCGAGAGCCCATTAGTACCAGTATTGGTGACCACTGGAATCGCAGCGTTAGAAACAGCTGTTATTGTAGAGTTTAAGGTTCCTGGTGTCTGATCTGAAGTATCTAGAAGGGTAAACCCTCCAGAAGCCAGAGCAGTTGTAAGTTGAGCAGCATTAGCAGCATTCGATTTTTTATATTCGATCCCTGTATCATCTGCCATTCCTCTTTGCCAAAAGTACTGCACTCCGACCGCTGTGGTTTGAGTATCGTCATCGGCAACGGTATAGTTAATTACTTCCATCCAATCCACATCGGAACGAATGTTAAGTTCTTTAGATGTACCGTCAGAGGTAAAACGTCCTTGTTGTAAAATAGTTCCGTTCATCATTTCCTCCTTACGCTGATAGGGTTGATTTAAGATTAATCACCCAAGCATCGTTGGTAATGCGAGGAACTTGTGCGAACTTGTAACCAACACTTGCATTGAGAGCGAGTGGCCCGTCATAGATAGGTGGTCTATAGATAAATTGAGAACTATAACCATCTTGTTCTACAACTGCGTATGCTTCCATACCCACGCAGAAAATGTTGTAAACGTCATTTCCATTATTAGAAGCGCTTTGTGTGACACTTCCGATGCTAGAAAGTAAGAAACGCAAGTTCGAAACAGAACCCCACTCAGGTCTTAGAGTAGACATTTGAGAAGGGTATTGGGCTTTAGCGATAAAGCCTTGTACCTGCTCTAAGTCTCCAATGAGCTGAGTGTTACCCAATGCAAAATAAGCATCTCGAACAGGAGCGGTACCAAAGCGGTCTTCTCCCTCAATGTTATCAGCGATGGTGTAAGCATTGTTGTCCGCTAGAGTACGTATTACCGTATCGACGTCGGCTCGTGTGATCTCCGTTGGGTTATCACCGTTTGTTCCTCCAGTACAGTTGATAGAACTCGCTGTACTTTGGAGCATATTCCGAGTTAGTTCATCTTCAGTTTGTCTAAGTGAGACACCAAGTCGCTGGGCTGCTTCATTGAGCACCGGATCTTGGTTTTGAAGAGTTACTTGCTCGTTAAGGATGATGTAAGTACCATAGAAGTCAATCTCCGCATCAATATTGACAGCTGTCAATTGCTGAGGAGGAGGAGTTACACCCGAATTCCCAAGAGGGACAGTTGCTGTCGCTAAGGGATTATACCTACGCATTCTAAGAGTAGTACCACCATTACGGGGCATATTCTTAAGCATCGCTGGTATATTATGAATCATGTACGGAACTGGTACTGACAGAAGCTTATACGAGAAGCTCTGCTGTACCGGTGCCGGTAACACAGTTGTGGTTGTGGCCATTATATACCTCGGTTATTTACCGAGCTTTAGCTGCCTCTGCCATCTCTTTTTGAAGCTGCTTTTTAAGATCGGGAGTGAGTCCATTAGCAAAAACATTTGCTTCATGAAGAGCTCCTGATCCTTTGATCGCTTGCGCGCTCAGCGGCTTTTTGTGGTTCGACTGTACTTGATCTTTCTGCTTCATAAGATTATTGTTTTCGGGAGCATAGCCCAATCCTTTGAGTGTTTTATAAGCTGCAACACCTTTCGCATAGAGACCGTTAGCACTTTTGCCATCTCCACTTTGGATGGAAAAAAACAATTCAGGCTCAGTTTCTTTCAGTTTGTCCAAGTTTTCTTTCGTTACAACCTGATCGAAATCATCGAATTTACCGCGGAGCTTCTCTGGCACTGCTTCCAGTTCCTTAGAAATGATGAGCTGCTCTAATCGTTTTAGGTGTCTACCTTCAACAATGTCATCCTCACCAAGTTCTTCTTCTTTGTTAGAAGCTTCTTGTCTTTCGCGATACTCTCGAAGCTCGGCTTCAAGTCGTTCTTTCTCTTCGCGAAGCTTTCGGAAGTTATATTCTTTTGTTTTAACTTCTTGTTCTTCTGCTTGAGAAACTTGAGTCTCTTGGCTCTGAGCCTCCTCTATTGGTTGCTCAGTTTGAGGTTGAACGACTTCCTCTTGAGGAATTTCTTCCGTTACGTCCGGTGTTTCTGTTGCCATTAAGTACTCCTGTGCGCTTGCGAATGCGCGTTACTGCTTATAAATTCTTCATGCCCACTAACGGAGGGAACCGATTCATGAATTAGTTTTTAATTAAAACGAATAGGAATTAAATTCAAGGTTACCTAAAACATTTTATGACGTTGCGTTTAATCGTTCGCATAATTGGTCTAATTTACCGCTATTGAAATCGCGCGCAAATTGTACTAGTTGCTGTTGTTCGGATGGCAGTTCGCCCCCTGTAAGTGCTAAATCAACGGTGCTTTGCTTATCGGGGACTACCCATAAGAAATCTAATCGTCTTTCTTTAGGAAAATAGCGATAGACCACCTGATCGTATTCAGGGGTAGGACAACTTTTGCGAGGGAAAAAGTACTGCCTCACTACGTTTTTCATCAGGCGTTCTTTTTTAAAGAGCACCACCACAAAAAAGTCTCCTTCTAATTCGCGCTCTCCTCTCTCGACTGCTAACCTAACCTGATTTTCAAAAGAATCTTCATTAGTATTCCCCTTATGAATTTCTCTTTGAAGGTCGACTGGGTTA